CGCGCTATCGTTGGCTGACTCCTCGTTCAGTCGGTCTACCTTCTTCAGCGCTCGCTCGATAGCGCTCTCAATGTTCTCGACATCGTCCTTGGCGCTCTTTACCTTGCGCTCAAACCTCTTTACAGCGTCCTCCTTGTCGGACTGCTCCCGCTCAAGCTCCTTTATCTCAGCTAACTCGCCATTGAGCTTTGATAGTCGCTTCTTCTTGCCCTTGATCTCCTCTTCGCAAGCCTCCAACTCCTCCTCGATGGTGATCTTGGCTTCTCTTGCTTCCTCCACAGTCAGGTCTATCTCGTCATTCAGCGAGAACTCGTGGTGACAGTTCGGACACTCGATAGCGTCATTGATGACGTGCTGTATTGAATATAGAACGGACTGGTTGCTTGATCGCTCCTCCTCCTTGTCGTCTATCTCGCTGCGTAGCTTGGAGATTTTCTCACGAATTTCCTTTGAGCTGGGAAGCTCGGGCAAGCTCTTCAGCTCCTCCTTCATCTCACGTAGCTCGCTCGACATATCGGATGCCTTGCTCTGGGCACGTTTTAGCTCCTCTCGCTGCTCCTCTACCTTATTCAGTAGTCTTTCTACCTCCTCTGCATTTGAGCTCTTAGCAAGGCACTCCTGACGCTGCTCCTCGATTGACTCTATCTTCCCATCAACCCTACTACGCTCCCGCTGCTTGTCGTCTATCTCGGACTGTATCTGCTTCGCTTCAGCGTCTATCTTCGCCAACACTGGCTTTATCATATTCGCTGAGGTGATGCGGTTCATTATGTCCTTCTTATCAACATCGGAAGCCGTGAAGAACACATACGAATTGTCTTGGCTTATTATATAGTAGTTCAGCAAGTCCTCACGGCTGATACCAAGCAGCTCGACAATACGCTTGTTCACCTCGTTAGTAGAGGTCATCTGGGTGTTCAGCTCATCGCCCTCCCACAGCTCTACCTTCGTTGTCTTGTTTCCTCGGTAGAAGTGGCGGACAATCTTCATAGAGGTATTCAGGACGGCATTCGTCAGCTCGAACTCAATGCGGCAGTCGTCCTCGTCTCGATTGATGAAAGCGTCCTTCTTGATGCTTCGTAGGCTATCGCCAGTCAGGGCTATGCATATAGCCTCAAAAAGCGTTGTCTTGCCTGCTCCGTTGTTGTCCATCCCCTTGTCCGTCTCGTTGGAACCGAAGATGACCACGCACTGCCCGCCCTTGAACTCGTAGTGAGAGTTCTTGTGGGCGAACAGATTTGTAAAGGTTATTTGTTTGGGTTGCCACATAGGTGTACTTGTTATATCTCTGATAGTAGCTTGACGGCATAGGTGCGCTTCTTTTTGCTGATCTCGCTCTCGTTGCAGAACTCCTCAAAGTCTGACAGTATGGTACTCTTATCATAAGAGGCAACTGACTCGTCCTCGGCAAAGTCCATCGCTCTGGTAGTCTCCTCAACCTCGAACTTACAGTCAATGCCGTAGTTCGTTTGCAGCTCGGACACGTTCACCTTATCGCAATCGGTCTTTGATCCTCGGAAGACGAAGCGAATATGATCACCATTGTTCTTACTCTCTTCGACCTCCTCAAGGGCTTCTCTCAGCGCTTCCTTATCCTTGACGTCAATGATCGTCTTCCTATACTGAGGGAACTCTGAGCGGACGTGCTCGGTGGAGCCATCGGAATAGATCAAAGTGAACCCCTTGTCGGGTATCGTCTCGCCAAAGTTGCATTGGTACGCTGATCCCGTGTAGCAGACGTTCTTCCCAAGCGTAGATGCGTTGTGGTAGTGCCCAATCAACACCTTGGTGTATTTCTTGAAATCACTTGGTCTGATAGCGCTCTTGACCTTTGACCCATCGTTGTTCATAACGCCATCGAAGCCTATGTGGGTGATCAAGAACTTGATCGGCTTGTCCTCTTCGTCAACCTCTTCGTCAACTCGTGAGAACACGTCAAGCCACTTCTCCTCCTTGAAGTAGGGCATCATCGCAAACGTTATGTCGCCAATGTTGAAGCATCCCCCATCCCTATGCACGCAAAACGTCTTTGACTCGAACACGTCAAGGTAGCTACGCTCGTCATCGCCATCCGTCTTGTCGTGATTACCTGCGATGACGTCCATCTTGATCCCCGACTTAGCAAAGTCTGAGAGTATGTCGTTCCAAGCTACAAGGCAGGACAAGGGCTGACCGCTCCTTGAGGTGAACACGTCCCCTCCGTGAATAACACGTGAACAACGCTTGCTTATGCACAAGTCCCTTAGTTGGTTAAATACGTCCTTCACCAAAGCGACATTGTCCTTGCTAAGGTGGGTGTCCGTAATGAAGATTGCTGCTACTGTTTTCATCCTTACTCTTCGTCATCGTTTGATCCTGAGATACTGCTCTTGAGCGCCTTCAGATCATCCTCCATCGCTCTTCTGATCTTGGTGTGCAGTACGTTCAAGAACTTGTTACCGCTTCTATATAGGGCAAAGAACTCACGTGGGCTTGACCAAGATAGCTTACCACCCATGAACGTGACCTTCTTGACGCCCTCACGCTTGAGAATTTTCTTGTCTATGGCGTACTCAATGTCATCGGCTGAGAGGATGACCCCGAAGCCAAGAAGAATGCGTATGTCGGTCTTCTTGCGGCTCCCAAAGTCGTTCTTGACGACCTTCACCTCAGTGATCTGAGCTACCTCCTCATCGTCAATCTTCTCGTGCCCCTTGAGCTTGAGAGATAGACGAATGCAGGGCATAAGCTCAACCCACTCCCCGCCAGTGGACTTTCTCGTAGTTACGCCCATGCCGCCAATAGTGTCGTATTGGTGATTGAGCATAACGAAATGTATAACACGGCTGTACATTTCACCCATTATGAACTTACAGAACATCTTGGCGGACTTGGCGAACGCCCCGACCTTCTCGTGCTTGAGGTCTCTGAGCTCTTCACCCTTCTCCATCTTCTTTGACATCGTCTCGGTGTTCTCGTTCATCGTATCAAGCTCTGACTTAGATAACGTTGCCCCAAGGCTATCCCACAGGAAAAAGAACTTGGGCTTGCCCAGCTTCTCCTCCTTGAAGGCGCTTTCGACATCGCCAATGAGAGCCTTGACCTTCATGAACATGTCCTCGACATAGCGTACCTTGACTATGATAATTCGTTCTACTGGCATGCCCAGCTGTAGAGCGTAGTCCTTATTGTCTCTGTTCTCTGAGGAAAGTATCACGGCAATCCCATCGTCTGGGTTCTCCTTGAGAAAATACTTCATCGCCATCAAGCCAAGCGTTGTCTTGCCGCTTCTCGACTTGCCCGCTATCTCGATGATACCAGTTGGAAAGCCAAGTGTCCTGAGGTTGTAGTCTAAGGTGGCGGAACCAGTGTGAGCCCAGCTCTTTATCTCCTTGAAGCCGTCCTTGTCGGAGAACTTGATAACGTCCTCAGAATTGAATTTCTTGATGATCTTGTCTATTATCGACATACCTTGATTATTGTAAGCAAAAGGGGGCAAGCACCTTTCGACACCGCCCCCTTTCTATCATGAAACAACCTGAAAATTACTTCTTCTTGGCAGCCAGCTTGGCCTTGATCTCGTCTGCGGAGAACTTGCGACCAGCCTTTGGAGCAGGTTCATCCTTGGGTGCAGGCTTCTGCTCTTCTTCGTCCTCGTCTTCCTCGTCATCGCCTTCAACATCGTCCGCAGGCGTAGCTTCAGCCTGACGGATAGCCTGACGAATGTCGTCATCTGACATGGACTTCTTGACGGAGATTTCAAGCCCGCTCGACTTGATGTGACGCTTGAGCTCTTCACGGCTCATATCATCGTACTTGTCGTAGTTGCCGTTGTCGTCATCGTCCTCGGCATCCTCGTCTTCGTCTTCGTCCTCATCGTCTTCAGGCTCTGGCTTGGGCTCTGGCTTAGACTTCACCTCAGCCTTCTTAGATGCCTTCTTAGCGGGCTTCTCATCGTCCTCGTCCTCGTCCTTCTTAGCCTTCTTCGAAGTGGACTTGAACTGGCTACGCACTTCCTCGACCACGTCAAGCCACTCGGGCATATCGAACGCCTCAATACCTTCCTCTTCGTCAAACGTCTGAAGGCTCTTGAGAGCGTCTTCAAAGTCATCGATTGAGTACCCTTCGAACAGCTCTGAGAGTGGTGTCATCTTATCTAACTCTTCCAGCTCTTCGTCTGTCAGGGGGCGCTTCTTGGGTGTCTTACCAAGTGATACCTCGTAGTAGTTCTCACCACGCTTCTTGTCAGGCTTGTTGTTGAACTTGACTCGGACAATCAAGCCGTCATTTGGATCGGTGAATGGGTCATCCTCGATGATTGAGTCGCCATCTTCGTCGCAGGCCAGATTGCGCAGCATGTCTCGGACAGTCTTCTTGAACTCCCATACCTTTGGGTGGAGTGGTTCGTCATCTTCGCCAACCTCGGATGCGTATGCTACCCAAGAGTTGACAATTTGCAAGCCGTCTCGCTGACGTGCTAAGACTTCCATCTTCTCTTCGTCATCGGAGAAATTAGCCTTGACGAACTTGATGTACTCGTCCACGATGTCCTTCTCCATCCCGCCATGGCGTCTGGCGTCTGAGAATGGGCGTCTTTTGATCTCCCCATCGCTCGTTACGACTGGCAGCCAGTAGTAGCTACGCATCTGCCAGTACTTGGTCTCGTTGGGGAACTTGGGGTAAATTCTGATCTTGGTAGTCTTGCCGCTCTCAAGGCGCAGATACTCCTGACCTGAGTTGTAGCCCAGAATAGCCGTTTCAGTGTCGATGCTCTTCTTGATCTCAGCAACCTTTGTCGCCTTGAATTTGTCTCTTAAATTGCTCATGATTATAATGTATATTAGCTCTTTTTCATCTTCTTCAAGATCACGCCATTAGCCTTGTTCTCGATAAGGGAAGAGCTGATGGTGTTGTCTTGTATCGTCAACGAAAGTCTGTCCAGCTTGTTTGACTTGTCCTTTGCCGCCCAGAAGATTGAATTGAGGTAGTCTCTATCCTTTTGCAGCTCAATGAGCTTCTTCTTCATCACGGCATACTCAGGGGAACTTAGAAGGGCGTTGTTGAGCCACTCTACTGTCGGAGACTTGCCGTTGTTCTCTTCCATAAACTTTGTACGCAGCTTCTCCTTCTTCTTGGCTTCCCATACCTCCAAATTCAGCTTTGACTCGCTGACCTTGCTCTCAAGCTCTGCAAGCATCTGACCGAACTTGTTCACGATGACTGGGAAGGTTACTATCTCGCCAACCAGATTAGAGTAGTCGATTTTCAGAAGCACGTCTACATCGATGTCTTCGTCAAACTCGTCCCATATCAGGCGGTACTCCTCGCCAGCTATTTCGATTATTCTTTTCAGCATATCAACTCGGAATTGATGTTATGATAGATATAACTTTGGTGGCTATATCTATGACGGCTGACACTGATGGCGGTAGCTCAAAGTGTATAGAGATTGCCGCTATCAGCATAGTGCTCAACGTACCAATCACCCCCTTAGCAGCGGACATGAGAGCTTGCTTCTTCTGTCTGTTCTCGATGATAAAGTGGGCTGGATTGGGCACGCTCGTTGCCGCTCCTGCCGTTATGACGCTCGGTATAGCGTTACTCGCAGCCACGTTCGCTATCGATTGTTGAAGTGATTCAACTTGGCTCTTGGCGGTGGAGAAGCAAGACTTGATAGTGTCAATCTTGCTCTGTATCTCTGACCTCGCTGTTTCGGTGTAGTACTTGATCAGGCTCTTTCTAAGCTCATCCCCGCCTTCTGCTCTATCATCGATCATGCCCTTGTACTTGGTATCGACCAAGTTGGACACGACTGCATCGAACTGAAGGCCAGGGATGTCTACACCTCCTTGTAGCTCTTGCAGTTTAGCAAGAGCGTTAGTCATTTCTTCTACGTTCATCCTCAAAGATGTGTAAGCCTATCACGGCATAGCCAATCAGGTCTCTCAGGGTGTCCTCTATGCCCTCATAGTTTGGCGCTTCGTCACCCTTCATCGATTTCTCAACAAGTGATCGGAAGCGTCTTGTCTTATCCCAAATGTGAACCATGTTCCCATTCAGACCAAGGTCAAAGGAAGCGCTGCCATAGTCGGCATTCTTCTTCAACAACGTCTCGGTCACTTCTGCTAAGCACTTGTCAATGCTTTCCTTAGTCATCTTCATACTACTCTGTTATCTTGATTAAAAATAGTCTTGTATTGTTGTTGCTGAATATAGCCTTCTCCCCCTTGAACTTGTCCTTCTTCACTTCACCGCTGAGAGCGACAATGTGACCCTTCAAGTCCTCGGCTCGCTCGCCAACACGCCCGCAGGCATC